AACTTCTGCCGGCATAATAAACCATCCAATTCGTCTGAAAGTTTTGTCCTAAATTGTTGCCGGCTTGAGGCTCTGTTCTCGCACCGTGAACTTGAAGAATACTATTATTTATTTGTTGCGAATCTGCATTGTTTCTCATCGAAGAAACGCACCAAGAGTCAATTAGCGGCTTGTTTTTCTCAAACAAGCTTTTATCCACATTGTAGTCTCGTGTTTTTCTATTCTGCTCTACTATTTTACTAGTTATCTCATCTAAGCCTGACTGATCCTTTCCGTAAGATACCAACGTAGTGCTATGAAGCACGACCGGCTGAGTTGCTTTGACTCCTGCATAGGTTTTATCATTCAAGGTCACAGAAACATAATTTTTCATGAATTCTTCTATAAACGTAGATAACGTATAAGATCTTCTATCTTTCGATAGCATCTTGTCAGCCATCCATTCCGAAAAATACTTTGCTGATATCGGGATCTCACCTATTGAAATGTTTGAGTACATTTCTCGCCCAACAGAAGAACCAGACTCGCTGTTTTTGGCTGCTGTACCCGGATCTCTGATTTCAATTGGTCCGAGCAGAATTCTTAACCTTGAAAAGTTTTCTCTGGCTTTCTTTAAGTTTTCTTTCTCCAGTTGGATGACCTCTCTAGCAGCATCAAGGTTGTATTCTCTTCTCAATTCGTTGAGGACTTCTTCTTGAGCGGAAAAAGACGAGTTTATTCCCTCTAATATGGTGTCTATTAGATCATATAAAAAGAACGTTGTAACTTGTCTGTGGTCGCTTGAGTTGAAATTTTTGTTTGCCTCTGAAGAAATAGATGAAGGTGCGTCTAGTTGTTCTTGTAAGCTCTTAAGTCTTTTTTGTTTTTCATTTTTCGTTGCTTGTTTGAACTCGGTACCAGCAATATCCTTCTTTAATGAAGTTATCTCTTCTAATATCTGTTCTTCATTTAAAATAACTCTTTCAGAGCTATAGAAGGGAGCCACACTATCGCTCGACATCGCAGCGTTCAAGTCTTCATAAGGGATATTGTAGAAATACATCTTGTCTTTTTTGAACAGCTTTGTCAATAATATTTTTAGATTTTCGGTTTTGAGTTTCTTAATTCTGTTTGCGTCTTCTTCTTGAGAACCTTTCGATGAATCCTCATCGATAGCAGTCTTTATTTTTTTCTCAATCTTGTCTCTATAGACTTGTCTAGTGTTAGCGTTGTCATCAGAAAATATATCGAAGTATGATGCATCGAAAAAGTCCTGCACATAAGCTTGGTAATTTATTACAAACGATACTCTTCCGTCATCTTCGAAATTAAACTCGTGAATAGTGGGTATAAGATCGTATGTCGCATAAGATGCCTTTATTGCCTTGTCGTACTTATCTTTCATAGCACGAGGTATATCAAGTCTTTTTGGGATCGCATACCCGACAACTGCCTTAAGTCTGAAATTTACATCGTAGGCGCCGTCAAAAGATATATCAGCAGATTTTGTAAAACATTCAGACGCATCTTGTTCTTTTTTCAATGTCGAAGTTCCGGTTTTTATTGCCAGATCTGCGTATCTGAAAGGTTGTCCTTTGTTGTTCTTTCTGTCTCTTAGAATTTCTGTGAAGGTGGTGGCGTGTAGCGTTAGAGTTGCCGAGATCATCTTCTTTGCTGCAAACGGGTCGCTACCTTCAAGAACCCATTCAAAGCTTTTCATACCTATACCATAGCCTCTGCTTCTCTTGTTCTTAAATGCTTGTTTGATTTGTTCTTTTGTGTTGGTAGCAGGGAAGGTTATTTCTATTTCTTTAAGTTCTTTTCCATTTTTGTCTAAAACAACTTTATAAAGTCTAATTTCTGGTTGTAGATTCGATAACACATGATGTGGGATATCGAACATGTCCGATGGTGACGTTGGTTGAGTCAGACTATTCATAAATGCATAAGGATCACCAGAACACATTACGCAATAATTCTTTTTGTTTCCCCCAACATACGGAAGGTTAGTTTTTCTTGGGAAGTTGCGAGAGTTTCTTATCTTAACTAAATTGAATAAGTTCTTTTGAATGTATCCCTGCTCTCTAAATCCTAAGTTTAGATAGTTTTCATTTGGATCTAGCTGTTGCGTAAGGCGCGAGACATCTCTCGACAATGCGGCTGCTTCTTGTTCGGCTTTTTCAGCAGCCTTTTGTTTAGCAATTTCGCTACCTGCCGCTATAGCGCGGCCGGGACCGCCGATAAGAAGTGCGGGGTTGTCCACAACGGCATCAACAGCGTCTAAAACTTTATCCAAGATACTTCTTTCTTTAGGGAGGCTGTCTTGGTTGATAGCAGTCTGAATTTTATCTAAAATGCCGATAACTTTATCAACTGATTCACTGGCGCCCGTTAGAGACTTGATTGCTTTATCCAATTCATCCTTATTGGAATTATAAAATTCTGGATCGTCTCTTTTTATATCTTCTAACACGCGAAGACCGGTTTCTGCACTCTTCCCAAACGCAGTGCCCCGATCCGTATAGATGCCCCTCTCTAATGAATTTGATCGATCAAGAAGCTGCTTGTCAATAGCGGCATTACTAGCAGGAGGCCCAAGTCTGTTTACTATATCGTTAGCCTGTTCGGCATATGCAACTGCCAAATCTGCTTGAGAACCAAGCTCTTCTCTGTTCTCTTCTATGGCTTTTGCGGTGTTAGGAGTATTTTCTTTGTTTATATACTCAAATTGATCAAAATCTGACATCTATCAGTCAACTCCCAATAAATCTAAAACTTCCTGTGCGTCAAGAGGAATTGTTATCAAATCGCCCGGATAGATATCTCCTTCCGTGGGCATTCCATTGTACCATGCGATGATCCACCACAGTTTCGGATCTCCATAATATTGGTTAGCTAAATTATAATACCTATCCGATGTAGTCCAAACGTGTGTTGTTGTTGCGATATTAATTCTATCACTCAATGTCGGATGATATAGCACAGGCGTCTCGTAGTGAGTAAGACCTTTTTCTTTTCCTCTGCTTTTTCTAAGAGGTTTATAATACTCACTAGCGTTCAATAATTTTCTATATGCGTTGTATCTTGACATTGTTTTATTCCGTTATGAGGTGAAGTCAGCCATAGCTCTTTGTTCTTCTTCGAGAGCCTCTTGTCCTCGTAAAGCACTCTCTAAGTACTGAGAGTTTCTAACATCAACTTCTGTTGCTTCTCCGGCTTGAATTTTCCTATCGAGCTTCTTTAAAGTTCTTTTATCTCTCCGTTGTGCTGCTTTCCCAAACATCCCGTTATATCCACGAGCAATTGCATTCTCGCGAGCTTGCTCAGCAGCAACCCTATCGTTCTCACGAGCTTGTCGAGCAGCAATTCTTTCATTATATGAACCCGGTTCAACGTTATATCTTTCCGACTCCAGTACAGCATTATATGGAAAAGACTGATCCATAAAGTTGTTTTGTTCATCCCAACCCAGCACAGACTCGTGAATAACTGCAAAGTCGATGCTGACTTCGATCAACTTCGGTAATATTGTGTTTGTTGCTGTCTGAACAACACCAGCATCTGGATTCTCAAGGTTATGGTTCACATTCATGCTTGTTATTGCACCAAGAAGTCCCTGCGAAGGGTTATTGGCGGAGATGTAACGACTAAGCAAAGTTCTTGCATTTGGAGCATCTATATCTTCATTGATGGCTTGCTCATTACCGCCTTGGATCAGGTTCATCATCTTTAGCCTAACAAGCGGACTTTGAGAGAGCGTATTAATGTTATCACCGAGACCAGAATAGTTGGGATAAAGGAACTGGGCGAGTTTTTGAACTCTTCCTAAGTTCTCATAAGCCTCGCTGATCGTTTCAGCAGGGATTTTCCAAGACAAGGTTATGTTTCTTGTTGTGTTCTTAAAAGTATAAATTGGGTCAGTTCTACCAAATACAGTATCAGGAGTCCAATCTGAAGAGTATGACTCGTTGAAAGTAGTTATGAAAGCCTTGAAAAACACATCGCTCTCGGAAGGAACGTGAAAGAAAGACAGAACAGCTTCAGCGTTGTTCGCTATGCCGTCTGTGGTTGCGGGACTAAGATGCCCAGCAGATGTCTCGTTTCTGTCATTGAGCGTTATCTCTTTGTATTTTTGCTGCTTAAATATTCCTAAACTGTCTGGCATTTACTATACTTTCCTTCCCGGTATTATAACAGAAGTTCCCTTTCCTGTTACTCTCTTTGTTATTTCGTTGTTGACTGCAATAACAGCTTCGCTAGCCATCTGCTTGCCGTCAATATATACTTTAACATCAATATTTGTATCTTTTTCTTTTTGTGCTGTCACTCGTGGTGTGGTTGTGCCGGCAGTAGCGTTGTTGGCTGCGGCGGCTGTGACCATTACGGCTGCTGCTCCAAGTTTTAATGTATCGACGCCGTTGATGGCGTCCATGATAGTCTGAATATTATTAGCAACTCCATCGGTTGTGACTCCGACATCTACACCGCCCATTTTTGATAACTCTTTAATGGTATCTATATTAATCTCATTCAGCGCGCTAGCAACAGAAGATATTCCATAAGACATTGCAGCCAAGCCTCCACCCGCTGCTGCAAAACCAGCAGAACCAAGTACTAGTGTGCTAACGAAGTCTGTAAAGAGTGCTGTATTCTCGGCGTTCATTGCGTTAAGCATCGATGCAAGACCCTCTCCCATATATCCGATACCAGCGGCTGCTACGCCTATACCACCACCAATTAGCGCAACTGCCAGTCCGGCTTTCATCAGTCCACCGGCAGCAGCGCCGCCGGCTTTTCCGACGAAGAAGAGCCCAGCCCCGAATAGCAGCATTGTACCCATTAATGCGTAAATTGCTTCATTAAGCCCAGAGATCTGTTCCACATTCAATAACGAGAAGGCTTCAGCCAAGTTTGCTAAACCATTTGCAGCAATACCAATTCCGGTACCCGCCATACCAATAGCCGCGCCAAATGCGAGCGTTGGTCCGACTAGTTGCTTCATTCCGTCAGCAGCAGTGGGGGCAGCTTGTCCAAGTCCCTTAAACCACATAACTATACTAGCAGCTAGCTTTATTACTGCAAGCCCTGCGAGTCCATATGCTACTTTATCTATGTTATTGATTAGTAAGGAGGCTATACCAACCACATCCTTTACTACCGATTCAAATTTCTTAAACGCCTCATCATTTCCTTCAAGCTGAGCAACGAGTCCTTCAAACGCTGTGATAAGAGTGGTAGCTACAGGGATAGCTTTCATAAGAAGCGTTGTAAAACGCTCTTGAATGTTTTGAATTGCTTTTGTGCGATCTTGGAGTGCCTTAATGGAAGCTGTGGTTTCCTTGGAGCTATCTTTCAGTGCGTCGAGGTCGCCGGACATCAGAAGAGCAAGGTCAGCAGTTGTTTCAATTCCGTCAATAGCCCCAACATAGAACTTACGCTCGAAGTAAGACATGTCATCAAAAGTCTTTCCTGTCTTAAGCACAGCATCACGGATCATCTCAAAGCGTTTGGCTGGCTCTTTCGCCATAAGCAAATCCATGGCATTCACAAAGTTACCACCTAACGCAGCGTTAAGTTTACCCGCTTGCGTTGCGGCTCCCTCAAAAGTATCAAAACCCTCGGAGATCCTCAACAGTTTATCGATCTCCAAGCCAGTTACCTTAGAGACAACGGCAAGGTCTTTGAATGCGCTTACACCAGCGCCGCCGAACGCAGCTACTTCAGTGCCAGCACTAGCAAAGTCTGCTGCCATCTGCTGTGGAGTTATTCCAATTTGCAGTGCCAGACTGTTCAAATCCCTACTTGCTGCCGCGGCGCCTTCAGCACCCAGCCCAAATGCCTTCATTCCCAACTGAGTGGCTTTTGCGTAGTCACCCATGGCAACACCCTGCTTCTCCAGCAAAGCGCCTGTATTCGCAACCTCGCGCTGCATTTCTGGTTGCAGCATGCTGAACTCTGTCATTTCGTTACGTAACGCAGCATGAGCAGCGTATAGCTGGTCTACTTGTACGCCGTAGAAAGACATTGCCTGCACATCATTCATAATGCCATCAGCAACGGCTTTAGAAGCGCCAGTTGTGGCCATAAATGACTTTGCTGCTTTATCGGTCATGAATGCCAAATTAATCATTGTATCCACAAGACCAACAAAGGCACCCCCGAGAAGACCTGCGGCAGTTTTCATTATTCCAGCTTGTTTAATTTGTCCAGCCATGCTAATGATGCTTTGAGTGCTCACCATGTTATGAGTGCCGTAAACAGCAACCAGACCTTGCATGGAGGCAGCAAGGCTATCCATAGCTGCTTCTTGTTCTTTTGTTTTTCTGGTACTCTCGTCGCGCTGTTCGTTTAAGCCTTCTTCGATTTCTAACAGATCTTCTTGTTTTTGGATTTGTTGCTCTAGCCTATCTATTTTTGCTTGATCGAGCGTTGCTTTCTGTTTCTCCAGTGCAATTTCGATCTTTGACTGTTCTATTATATTATTGGCGCGGTCGATTGCTATTTGATCAAGTTCATTTTGGCGTTCCGTGGCGTTTGACGAGTTCCTGATTCGAGCTTCTTGATTCTCCAAAGCTTTGCTCGTTTTTTCGAGTAAAGAGAGGCGCTCATTTAGTTTATTTATTTCTTCTGGATCAGGTCCTGTTGAAGCACCAGAAGTGCCGGCGGCACTATTAATAGCGGCGATGATAGCTGCTTTAATTGCTTCTAAATCTGCTCTATTGATAGCCACAAAAAAGTTCCTTACTCAATAAATAGTTGCCACAAAAAAAGACAAGGTTTTACCCTTGTCCATATTTTTTGTTAAATGTTTGTGGCATCTGCGGTTGATTGTTTTCAGACAATGTATATGACTGAGAGCTTCTTCCGCCTTTGCTCTTAGAGGCATTTTCTATTGCTTCTTTTTCTGCTTCTAGTTGTTTTACTAGCCTCTCAACAAACCACTTACGCAGACCTATAGGTAGGTTATACGCTTCCGATAATGACCAGCCTCCTGAGTATTTTAAGAAGAAGAACTGCTCATATACGTTCTCCATATAATCAGGTGTTAGGCCAAAAAAAGTCTGCCGTAAGTGGCACCTCCAATTCACTTTCGTAATCACACTCTGAACATTCAAAGTGTTGAGTTAAATCAACGTTAGGGCTGGCTGCCTTATACGCATTACGAAGGTGACGCACGTCTACTGATGGAATGTTTTGTACAACATAGTTGACTGCCTCTGATGTTGTATTTCCGTTAACTGCTACAATCATATTAACAAGTTGTCTTGTAACGTTCTTCTCGTGTGTTCGCTTGTTCTTGCGATCAAGTTCGATACCTTCAAGAAGAAACTTCTCATCTGCTCCCGTCATGATCTTGAATGTAATTTCTAGACCTGTTCGGGGGAGACGAGTAACAAATGTTCCGTTGCCTGTGGGGGTTGTGTCCATTCCTTCGTCGGCTAAGTCGTCTCCGGAGTAAACACTGGCTTTGTTTAAGTCAAAACTGTACTCTTGTGCTGTTGCGCAAGAAGGACACGTGACTTTTGTGTTGTAGTCGTTGCCATATGCTGAAATACGTGCTGCAATAATGAGCGCGTTTCTATCACCGACCAATAAGCTATCAGCGTTGATGCTTTTATCGGTAATAATGCTGCTAAGAACTCTGTCCAAAGCAACTCCCTTTCTAAGCAATGACCTAGAAGTCAGCATATCCTCTTCTTTTGCGGTCATTTGCTTAATTTCGATTGAGTCTCTGCCGTGTAAGGGATGTCCTACTGGGTAGAAGGCACCTCTTGAAGGTAGATCCACGATCTCCGTTGGAATGATGAACGAAAAGTCACCACTCTCTGTGTTTTGAGCTAATTGTTGTGGCTCGGCAGTGTCTGAAGTAAACTGCGAGCCCAATCTATCACTATTTCTTGACAATATACACCTCTTTTGAAATATTGTGTGAGACTATTATAGCATGTTTAAATGTTGTGTTGTACTATGATTGGAAAAATGTGCTTTGACCATCACCAGCGGTAGCGCGTGAAGGACCACCGGGGGTTTGAAGTCGTGCCCAGTCGTATCTGATCTCAAGAGTCATCTCGACCAAGTCATCAGTTCCGTAAGCCATGTCGCCATACTTCACGTTTGTGATAAAAGCGTTCCAAAGAGTCCACTTCTCAATCTCGTTACCGTCGCCATCAATTTGTGAGATGTAAACTGCACCGAGAGCACCTGCTGCTTTTGCCTTCGACATAGTACCGAGTGAGTTCGGGTTAGAAGGAGGGTTGTAGCCAGAAAGGTTAACAATGTCAGAGAGAGTAGCAGCCATGTCAGGGTCACGAGGATCAACAAGAGTAATGCTAATGGGATCCCAACTCACAGCGCCCGGATAATAGAACGTATGGTTCAAGTATTGGTGCTCTGCTGTGTTGACAGTGAAAGCTGGCTTGTTTACTGACTTAGCATACCAGAGGAGAGAACCTCCTTGGGCGGCGCTAATTCCTGTAAATTCTACCTTGAACCTAAACTGACGCTTAGGATCTTTGAGTTGTGTATTTTCGGCAAAGTTGTCTGACCAGAATGGCATTTTAATTGGCTCCTATATTCAATTTTAAATAGTATTCAGATTATTTTTAGTCATCAAATGATGCGCCGGTAGAGGCAACCACGAAGTCGATCGCAATGTATTCGATCGCACGTGCTGGCTTCACCATGATTTTCGCATACATGATGTTTTGATCAATAAGATCAGGGGTTGTTGTTGACTCATCAAGAATCAACTTGTAGTCAGAGATACCGAAGTTACTCTTAACATTGGCAAGGAACGGCTCAACGAGACCGGTGAAACGGTTCCATGTAGTTTGTACATTCTGCTCGAAAAGAATGTTGGTAGAGATTCTGGAGATTTCCTTCTTGAGGTAGATAACCAGTCTTCTCACGTTGATTCTATCAAGTGCAGATTGACTTTCTTGGAGGGTTTTCTGACCGAAGACCACAATTCCGGTTGATGGGAAAGAGGCGATCGGGTTGATGTTGGCTTCGTAAAGAAGATCTCTTTGCTTAGAGGTAAGCTTCTCAGTGACGGAGCTAACTGGGATACCAGCAGCGCCTTCGGAGAGTCCGCCTCTGTTAAAGCCAGCCGGTGCGAACCAAAGCTGTGCTTTTCTTTCTGAGCTAGCAAGCACACCGAGCATTGCGGCACTTGGTGGGAGCCAGATAGCAGCACCTGTTCTTTCATCTCTTGTTTGAACCCAAGGGTAGAAGGTGCAGCCGTAAGAAGAGTCGATTCTTCTGTCTCTAAGAGCAGTCGCTGATTGCTCCGGAGTGGTAGCAATTCTGTCTGCCTTGCTAGGACGTGTGCTGTATTGACCCTCGTGTGCTGGTAAGTACACATCAGGAAGGTCGATAACTGCGAGGGCGTCTGCTCTCTCTTCACAAACGTTAACCATGTGAGTGGTGAGAGATGCATTGGTAAGTCCGGGCATCGCAATAAGGTTAGTCTCAACAACCTCTGGATCTGCAACAGAGTCGATGGCTCTCTTGATGGTGTAGTAAGCGGCACTGTTTTGCTCGGTAGCAGCAGTGCTCATACCATCGTTGTAGAGAGGATCAGGAAGCTTAATGTTGAAGCCGTCAAAGCCACCCCACATAGGTGCGGTGAAGTTGTTATATCCAGCGTCAAGGAGATCCTTGTAAGTCTTTCCTGCAAGCGAGGTGTAAGATGACTCGTCTGTTCTTGAGCCAGAGCGATAGAACATGACTGGGTTTCCGACACCTGCGTTCGCATCAACAACGTTATCTAAGGTGAAGACGTATGCGTATCCGTCAATACCTGCGATAGAGTTGATTGTTGGGTCTGCCTTGTCGGCAAACTGGTTTGAAAGCATCGAGTGAACGTTGGCAACGCTTCTGTCGTATCTCGTAGAGCCAGATGCTCTTGTTGTAGACATTCCGAAGAATGCGTTACGTGGATCAGAGATACCGCCTTCAGAAGCAGAGTTACGAAGTCTAACTTCCGGGTATGCCAACTTAAGCGGAATGGTAGCATCCTCACCGCTTGATGCCGAAAGAACAGTGTTGGTATCCGGATCGCCCACTACGAAAGCGTCCTCAGTGGAGCCTGTGCGGATAAGCATGAAGATACTGTCGCCAGCGTTGTTTGGAATTCCAGCGGAACCAGCGCCGCGCACGTGAACTTCACCAACATCCGAGTACTTGGGAGGACCGTAGTAACCGAACGGAAGAAGAGTCTCCATACCAGAAGCGCCAGCAGCAACGTCTGCGGCAACATCAACATAGATGTACTTGGACTGGTTCGGGTACTCACCGTAAGTCTTAAGTCTTCTCTCGCCCTCAACCCAAGCAGTGTATTGATCACCGATCTTGCGAGCAATATAGTTGGGAGAAGATGGATCAAGGTTACAGTTATCGAATCTCTCAAGGATTTGTTGTGCGCTATCTGTATCAGAGATAGAGCGAACAAGAACCGAGAAGGTACCGTAGTCGGTTGTGCTGTTGTTGGACTGACGAATGTTGGCGATGGAAATCTTAACATTGTCGTTCAGCCATGCACCGTGTCCACGACCGATAAAACGGAAAAGCTTGGTAGCCTTGCTGACGGGGTTGAACTCCGAAGCAACTCCAGTGTCTTGGCTGATGAACCAGCCAGCAACAGCTTCACGAGCCTGAGCGTTAGCGCCCGTGCGGTTTGCTGGAGAAATATCTCCGCTTGAACTACTAAGGTGTAGCGGAACAATAACTCCGAACATGCTTGAGGCAACATTGCTGTTAGTGAGGTCTCTGATCTCTTGCTCGTAGGACTCACCGAGCCAGTAAGAAGTCTCAGACGCGCTGGGGTAGAAGTTTCCTGAAACCATTAGTTGTGGGTTCGTGTTGAAGACTCTACGAATGAAGTTTTGGCTGTTATCGTCTAAGTTGAAGTCGTATGCTCTCTCTGCGCCGGTATCGCCACTTCTCCAAACTGCCTTGAAGAGACCGTTGCTATCTGACTCGATAACGGTTCCAAGACCCTTGAAGTTGATACGGTCTGCCGAAGCTGAACCAATGGCAGTTCCTGAAAGCATCATCATGCCTGACTCTAAGTACCAAACAGCGGCCAAGCTAGCAGTGTTAGCAGTTCCAGTACCAGTAATTGAGCCAGTTGACTCCAAGCTAGCAGAAGGCATAACGAATAAGCCGAAAGCACCACCACCATTAGCGCCTGCTAAATTCTCTGTACGCCAGCCGGCTTGCGACGAGAAAAACGGAGCGGATGGGGTATCAGCAGAGGGGTGCTGGTGACCGAGTGTTCTAAGATATGTAAGAGGTGCCACACCAGCGTTCAAGAAAGCCTTTGCTGCGTAAGTACCGTAAATAGGCGACTGAGTATCCTGACCATCGCGGTAGACATCTCCACCCGCCTGACCCGGAACAGTGTCTCCGAACATACTAACGAAATCAGAGTAAGCCTCAACCTTGATGGGCTGCATAGCTAAACCGCTGGTAGCACGACCGATAACCGTGGGTCCAATGACATCGGGTCTTCTCGGGATAAAAGAGTTATCAATCTCGTTGATGAAAACTCCGGGGGAAACAAATTTAAATTTCTTTACTGACATGATTAGACAATCCTCTTGTATTTATTTGTCTTGAAAGACGTAACAATCATTACCTAAATAGTGTTTTGCATTTCAAAAGGATGAACGAACAATATAAATTAGGGTTTAGTTCCTGAATTAATCTTCCAAAAACGACGGCTCACCGGGAATTACTGCTGACTCTCTGGGAAAAGTTACTTCTACAACACTCTCATCGACCTTTACTATGGGTCGATCATCATTATCTCCTTCGCCAATTAAGTAACCCAAAACACGTATATTAATTGCTGTTTCGAACATCCTCATATCCTCTGCGAGGTTTGATGCGTTGTTATTGTGGGTAAACGTTTGGTCAATGAATGACTCATATATGTGCCCATTCCTTCTCATAAGGAAAGAATTTATTTGTCCTGTTCTCGTCATAAAAGGCTGCATCAACTGATTCATCTGTTCCTGATATTCAGTTTTAATTGTTATCTTGTATTCTACATTAACATATACAGGGATAGGAATGGACAAACTTTGGATAACCACTCTTTTGTTGACTCTCGGGAAATACTGTTGTAGTGTTCCCTCAGTATTGGTTCTTGTTCCAGCAGCGACGGCAAAGTTACGAGTTTTATCTTGCTTTACTCTTCTCGCAATAACCATTCTACCGCTTCTGCCTTTGTGATCTTGCGAAAAGGTGTGCGCTTGGAACGATCCTTTGCGATCGGGATCTTTGATAATGTTCGTTCTTTCAACGCTAATAAGCGGAAGAACCAAGCTGCCTCTTTCGTCTCGTAAGGACTTTTCATTTTTTATTTGGAATGCGCGCTCTGGTGCTTGCCATAAAACTGGAACTCTCTCATAGCCAGTGTTTGTTTTTGCGGATAAGTCAAGATCCTCTTTGACCCACGACATTAACGCCATATCAATTGTCTCTATGGTTGAGGAAAGCATTCCTATTTCTTTTAATGTAACATCTGTTGCCTCTGGGGGCAACTGTGCAAAGTCAAAGTTATCAGGTAGCATCGAATAGTCCTCTTCTTGCTCGCTTGCAGATCGCAACGACTTCAAATGTATGATCAACTTGACCGAACAGTTTTCTGTCTTCCGATAACTTAACTATCTCGTAATATGTTTTACCATATAAAACAAAGTCTCCCTCGCGGACAAAGACATCCTGATCTTCTGTGAGTCTTCTTCTGTGGAAGTATACTGTAATAGCGTAT